TAATAACATTTTCTGTTGAAGATATTGATAAAGTACTTAATTGGGTTGATCCCTTTTCTTGAGAAAAACCTGCAAAAGAACAAACAAATAGCGCAAACATTAAAATTAATTGTTTCATAATCACGTTTTTTTATAATTGTTATTGGTTCTAATCAGTGGCCACTGATTGTTTAAGTTGGTAAACCTTATCAATGTCACCAACATATTCATTTGGATTATAAGTCATTCTCAATAGTTTGTCTTTTACTTTGAGTAGCTTATCTTTCATATCCAAATCAGTATTTTCATTTAATTTATTATCGATTAAATCGATACATTCTTTTTTAAGATTTACGTACACATCTTCTTTATTTTCTTCTGTGCCGTTTAAAACTGATTTGATTATATTTTTTTCACTTTCTGTTATATCTGAATATTTTAGATTAAATCTATTAATCGCCATTTTAGTTAATACACTAGGTGGTAAATTTACAGATTCATATTGTTCTACTTCTTGTTCTGATACTTCCATCATCTTTCTTGTGATGAAATTAATTGACTCTTGAATTTTATCTATCGAAGAAGCTGTTTTTTTAGTTTCTACTAATATATTAATATGGTTATATAATTCTATATTTTCTTTAACTAATTCTTTACCTTCTAATAAAGATACTAATTTTTTTGTTCCACTATTAATTTCTTTTTTATCTAATTTTTTTAAAAGTGTGATATTTTCTTTAATATAGTATTTAGCATCAGATTCATTAGTAAATTTTTTACTACTTAAATTCTTATATAATAAAAATTGTGATTTTAATGAGTTATTTTCTTTTAGCTCTTTTAAGTAACTATTAAATATTTTTTTACCTTCATTATCTTTCTTAATGATAGATTCTGATAGAATCAAGTTAAAGGTATCTTTTATTTTTCCAAAGTTATTCATACTTTTTTTATTAATAAATATTAAGATTTTATAAAAAAGTCTATTTTTCTTCTTCTCGTATCAAACTATCTATCTCTTTTGACATTTGATCAATCTTAGAATTTATGGTTTCTACACCATTATCCACATTAATTATGTTTTGATCGTTATCTATGCTCTCAATTAACCTTTTTAAATAAATACTCTGATATTTTTTGGTTTTATTAGTTAATTTGGATTTATTTTCTTCTACTAATAAATCACCTTTTTTATTGGTGGACTCAACTGGGGTTTCTGCTGCCGCTATTTCAGCACCGGCTTCAGCTCCCGCTTCTGCGGTTTCTCCACCTTCCATCTCAGCACCAAAGTCTCCACCACCAAATGCGGCACCACCACCGCCACCACCAAAGTCTCCACCTCCCATATCATCACCTCCCATGTCATCACCTTCACCTCCAGCTGCGTTGGTTGGAGTTGTACCAAATTCACCATATAAAGTATCTACTCTATCAAATATACCAGTTTTCTTAATTATCACTCATCCCTAAAATATCTCTTTTAGCTCTAGTCATAGAATACGCACCAAATCCGTTACCAGCATCTGATACTGCATCTTTATAAAGTGTTACTTTTAATTGCGTTTGTTCGGTTTTTAACATATCCGCTTGAGTAGAAGGATTATTAAGTGATAATGTAAAGTTTTCTAATTCATCTTCTAAACCTAAAACATATAAATGAATAATTGCAATTTTATTTAATTCTTGTATTATTGATTTATCGTTCTTGAAAATCTAATATCTTGCAACGCTAGATTTTTACCTTCCCCTGTAACCTCTTCAAAATTTAAAAATGCTTTTGGGACTCGTAAAGCGGTAAATAATTTCTTTTGTAAATATTGTATATCTGCAATTTCAGATAAATTAGTGGCACCTGGAAGAGTATCAATAGGGCTAGGGGCGTTAGGATCTCTAACTGGTATAAAATAATCTTGATCTTGAGCCATTTGATTGTATCTGGTATCTATTTGTCCTGTTTTTTGATCTATAACTGGACTTCTTTTAAAGTTATCTGCAATTTTATTAATATATGCTGGGACATCTGCCTCATCAATATTACCAACAAATATTTTAAATATCCTTCTTTCTGGTGCCCTTGTTACCCTATATATTAACATTGCATCTTCAGATAGAAGTAATTGTTTCCATATTCTCCGGGCTTTCTCTAAAATAGAAGTCCCATATGGTAATCTTCTATCATCACCTAATAGCCTAAAATGTGCTACCTGCCAAGCGTTAAATTCTATATCTCTATTACTCCATATAAATTTAACTGGGTTGAATTTATCTTCGGTTTCGAGACTAGAATTTTCACCAAAACCATCATTTTCTTTTCTACTTACTTCTATATTGGGTAATTGTTTTACGTTGGTTACTCCTTCTTCACCATCTATATTTAAAAATAAAAAATTATCACCATATTTACATGTGTTTCTTACCCACATAGGTAAATTTGTATGTATATCTAATCTATTAAAAAATAGGTCTTGTAATATTCTTTTAACTCTTTTACTTTCAGAAAATATATTTATTATTCTACCTTCCCCATTTTGTGTAGTAGATTCTTCCATAAAAATATCTAAAGCTGCTGCAATCTCAGGAAAAAATTCCATACCCTCATAATCCGCATAAGATGCTAAACGAGTAGTTTCATAATATATTGAGTGTTGATAAATTTCATTATCAACCTTAGTCCACATATCAGAAAGATATTTATTTTGTTGCATTTGCAACTTTTTATAATCATATTCTTCTTTAGATTGTGTTTTAAGTAATTCTTCATTACCTAATGAATATCTGGATTTACTTTGTCTCTGACTTATATCAGGACCAAATAAATCACCTAACTGTTGAAATATTGTTTTCTTTGCCATTTTATTTTATATGTTGTTTTACTATTATAATAAATATCTAGTAAAACTAAATATTATTTAATCCCAAACAACCAATTAAATTCTCCTTCATCATTATTACCATTAGTTGGTTCTTTTGGGTGGTATGTTGGGGTATTAGTATAAAAAGGATTAACATGGGAATTCTCAATTTTATCGGTTTCACCACCACTAGACACAGTAACCCAACTATCTAACATTGCTTTTGTTTGTTTTTCTATCGCTTCTAATTTTTTAAATGTTGTTTGCACAATAAATATTGGCATTGCCAATGCCATAATTATATCATCATGATAATATGATCTGGCCTACCATTTTTATATACAAAAGTTTTTAATTCTGAAATCAATCTTATAGATCGTATTATAGTTTTATTTTCTCTTACATGTTCTTCTAAATCACTAACCATTTGTAATCTTGTATTACCTACATTATATCCTGGAACCTTATCACCTTGTTTATATACTGTTTTTGCATATTTTTCACTTAAACTTCTACTTTTAGGATCATCATAATGAAGATATTTATACCCCAGTTCTAAAAGTTTCATTACTGTAGAAACACCCATACCACCTGTTATATCTATTATGGTATAAGCTTGATATAAATTACCATACTTATAAACTATTTCCGCTAATAAATCAGGTGGTAATTTATATTGAAATTCCGCCACTTGTTCTAAACCATCAAAATCTAATATTACTATAGTAGAACTGTCTTTACCATCACCTCTAGATACGTCTACACCCATAATATATTTATGCCCCTCTTCTGGTTCTTTCCATATCCACATAGATTTTTCCATTTCTGCCATATATTTTGGGTCTTTAACGTAATTCTTGTTTTGGTATTCAATATACTCATCATCTATAACGTTACCACCAGAACTAACAAATGACACATCTAATTCTTGAGCAATTTGTTTTTTATCACCATTCATATCCCTACACATTTCTTCATACCAAGGGGACGACGCTTTCCAACCATCTTTAACCATTATAGTATAATCACTAATATTCATAGTATCAGTTTCATATGTTTTACCACTATATTCCCATCTTAATTTTTCTCTGCCGATGCTTTCACAAATAATTACTTCTTCCTCTCCCCTTAACCACCTTAAATTTCTATTATATCTTATATCTTCATGCCACCTCATTTCAACAATTTTAAAATTATTGTCTCCCTTTTTGGCACCATCATATGTTCTATAATATAATGCGTCTTGACCATTAGGTGTAGATATTAATGTTACTTTACCACCAGTACCCAAAGAGGTTAATGCGGCACCAAACACCTCAGCACCATTATCAATAAACGCCGCCTCATCCATTATCAAAAATGTAGGTGTATATCCCCTCAGTGCATCTTTTGATGTTGCCAGTGCTTTAACCTCACATTTTGTACCCTTTGTTTTTATATGTCCTTTGGCTTCAATATCTAAATACGACTCACCTTCTTTTATACCCCATACCCATGCAGGCATTTGATCTAAAAAATCTTTTATTTTTTTAAGAAATTCTTGTGCTAAAGTTTGTTTATTTGCTAATACCAATACTTTCCAAGGGTTATTAGGGTCACCGAAAGCAATTTTTACTGCTATATATGCTGCGGTAGTAGTAGATACACCTGCCTGACGAGGTTTAGTAACTATATTACGATTATATTTTTCATATGAATCAATTATGTCTCTTTGTTTATGAAATAGTTTAAAGGGGACATACCCCTTTTGTGTTAAATCATATGTTTTTAAAAATGTCTCAATTGCGTAGATAGGGTTACCTAAACTACGTGCGTATATTTTTAATTTTTCTGCTCTATCCATAAGGCCAGTTTACTAATAAATATAAAAATGTGAATAAAACTGTTAAAATGCAACTAAATTATCATTTTCCCAATTTTCATAATTGGGGCCTAACTGATAGGTGATCTGTCTACCATTTCTAACTGGGGTTATAAGACCAGCGTTTATTACTGCACCCCAAAAATGTGCGTGTTGTCCCACACCTCTCCCCCTAGAATTAATATAATCTAAAAATCCTGCCTTAGTCTTTGGTTCGACATCCTTTAGATAATTAACTAATGATCTCATCATACCATCTTTCTTTGCAAATGTCAAACCGCTTTGTTTATTAAATAAAGTTATTCCATGTTTATCTGCAAATTGTTTAACCAAAGGATACATCTCCTCATAATCTACCCTTCTCCTATTTACCATAATAGAAGCTCTTTTAAGTGCATCTCTTGGACTAAAATTATCAAAAAGATATTGTAGGGTATCATAAACTAACCCATCTCTTATTTCCGTAACCACCTCTCTATTGTCATCCATTGACTGTGTGTGACGATAAGGTATAGTTTCTGCAATCCCATCTAATTGTAAAAATTTAGAATAGGGATTAATATTACTATTCATGATTTCTTTTGCCGCCGCCAATCCAACCGCATCAAAATAATTTGCATATTTATCTTTTAACTCTCGAGAAATATAATAATTATCTCTTATTTCTTTTAACAGTTTGTCCATAACTAACTTCATTAATACTGGACTCCCAATAATTTCCTCTTCAGTATATCCATATAAGGTAGTTAGCTCATGCATAGTTCTTTCTAGGTCCGCACCTACCAATTCTTGTTTTACTTTATCGGCCAATACCTCATGCTTGGTTTGTTCCTTTACCATTCTCCTATGTTGTGACTCTGTTAATATAATCTTCATATTAATAAATATTAGTTTCTCCCATATAAATTATCTCGTAGGGCATCATTAAAATATTCCTCCACCACATTATGGTCTGGATAAAAATGATCCATATAAGGAAATTTTAATTTATCTCCGCTATTATCCAATACTTCTCCCCACGAATCTATATACTCTGAATAAGAATGTTCTGGGAAATCTGAAAAGTCATTTAACCATTGTTTATATAAGTCATCATAATCTTCTTGTTTTATGGGTATTTCCACCATATTTAATACGGTATTTTCATCTGGCCCTGGAACAGTTACCCATTTTGGTTTATCACCAAAAAAACTTTCCAATTCCGACATCGCTCCAGCAAATAATTCCGAATGTGCTGCATCATTATACGCTACGTTGTAATAATTTATCATATCATCTTTTAATTCACCTAAATCATCACTCTCAACCAACTCCCTAAGTAATGAAGATGTATCCCCATCTTTAATATAATTTATTGTTCTTTCATTTATTATTAATCTCTCCGTTTCCCTATCAATCATACCCAATAACCCATCAGGGACATCTCCAATACCATCTTTGGGGGCATATGAAGGTAGAGCCTCTATTATAGCTTGTAATCCTTTATCATCAACACTATCCCATATTTCTTCTAAGGGATAATCATGCCACCCAAATATCTCTTCATAGTCCTCACCAAGGATTGCATCACTTAACCAGTCGTTATCAAATAATGGTTTAAAGTCATGATAAGAATCTGCATGGAGAAATTTTTGTTTATTTTTACCTTTTCCTTTTTCTGCGATATCATTAAATTCATAAGGTTGAAAAAACTTATCCCACCAACCTGTATCTTTTAAAAATTGATAGGCATTGTCTCCGCTGCTTACCCAATATTGTATCTCTCTATCACCACCAGCTGAGTCTAGTTGGTCGTAACCCTGCTCAACCAACCATTTAAATGTAAAAAACATAGCATCCCATTGATCTAACCCAAATACTTCTCCAACCTCTGCGGACACCTCAATATTTTCTTTTCTCGTCTCATCTTCATATTCATCTCCTCCCACATAATGCCACACTTCTCTCCTTTTAAGAAATTTAAAGATGGCGTTCTCTATTCTAGGGTTTTCCCTAATATTTTCTGTAATTATATTTTTAAATGTTAATTTCATACCCTTGGAAACATTTGATCCAGTACTTGGTAAATCACATCAATTACCCCATAAGAATCTACCCCAAAATCACCAGAATATTTATCCACAATACCCATTAGATCTTTTTCTAACCTTTGGTATTTATCTTGTGGTTCAGTAGTTAAATAAGGATCAGAATAATATTCATTTACTGGTTCTTCCTCAGTAAATAAACCAGTAGATTTACCGTCAAACCTCATTTCTTTTAGAATAAATTTAAATTGGGATTCGGAGAGTTTAATTTTCATAATATTATTTATATATAAATAGCTTATAGATATAAAAAAATCCCACCTAAGTGGGATTCTAATATTATCTTTACGGTTTTTTTGTTTTAATATTAAAATTTTACAAATACTTGTGTAATTTACTTACCGTATCAAAATCTCCTACATCTAAAGCGTCATCAATTAATCCTTGAATTTCACTTTTAGACATTTCTGAATAATTTAGTTCTCCTTGGGGTTCTGGTATCGATGGTGTAATTTCACCACCTGCTTCTTCAGGTGGGGTACCAATTCCTACATCCCCTAATAAATCATCTAATCCTGCGTCAAAAGTATCCTCATCTCCAGTTACAATATCTTCTAAACTATCATCTTCTACTTGTTGGTGTAATTCTCTTAATTTATCAATTACTTTTTTACATTCGTGAGTAGAAGATAGTATTTCTTTCATAAAACTATGAAATTTAGGTGCTTCTAATTGAGTTAGTTGTTGAAATAACCAATGTTTTATTTTATAATCCTCATCTTCAATACATTCAAGGAATTTTTCCCACATTCCGGGACCCAATCTCATTCCCCATATTTCTCCAGGTATGGTATCAGCTCTTCCAATAACATGTTTATGCTCATCAGGTTCCATATGATCGTCCGCCCAACCAATAGCAGCTAACTCCATAACTCCTTTAATTAATTCATGCACTAAAAGAGGGAATATCCATGCTTTAGCCTCTATTTTTGGTTCCTCTTCTTGATTTTCATCTTCTTCATCTTCAGGTTTTTCCCATTTTATTTTCTCTGTACCACCAATAGCGCTACCCATTGCACTTTCCGGTATTAACCAATATTGGTAATCTGCCAATGACATTAATTTACCATATAACCCCATTAATCTAGGATCTATTTTATCTAATTCATCGGCAACTTGATGGAATATATAATGACCTTTTTTAGATGCCCCTTGCATCATAGCATTTATTATATTTCTTTTAGCAACTTCAGAATCTAATTCTTTCATTCTTTCAGCACTTTTAGGTTTGAATTCTTCTTCTTCCTCTTCATCATCTTCACCTTCATCATCTAAATCTAAAGGTGTCATAGGTGGTACTAGATCGGGTTTTAACATATCTTCGGGAATATCAAACTCCTCACTTACTATATCTATTGCTAATTGTTCCAATTGTTCTTTTTTAGATTGTTCTATACTCCCCACTTGTTCCATAATTTGCATCATTTGTTGCATCATCCCCTTTGCATCATTTGTTGCATCATCCCCATATCAACATTTTCTACCCCATGATATCTTTTTACCATGGTAACAATATCTTTAAATCTTTTACTAGCAAGTTTTTCTGAATATTTTTGAGATGTCCCAGTACCTGGTAATGAAGGACTACCACCAAATGGATGAGTGTCTTGACCTAAACTTTGTTCAATACTTTGATCCATTCTTTCTCTATGAGATGGGTCATATTCTATTGCTTCTCTAAGATGTTTATTTACTATTCGTTTAGTAATTTTTTCTATTATATTTTTTTTCTTTATCATAATATCTTATTTTATCTTATGTTTTGTATACCAACCCAAAAACTCCATGCTTCCTTTGACATCTTTTCAAATATTCGTTGCACATTTCTCATTTCATGATTACCATCGGTATTATCTATTCGGTTTAATGCTGCTCGGATTAATATATCTCTAATCTTTTGCTTATTATCTAATAAATAGTTTATTTTTTCTAATTTGTCTTCTAAATGTGAAATATCAGTATCCGCAGTTTCGGATTCTTCATTATAATCTTCTTCCTCTTCAATTTCTCTCTCAATAGATTCTGGGTCATTTCTTTCCCCATATAAAAATCTATGTAGGTCATCTCTTGTCCAATTTAATATTGGGTAGGATCCAAACATATTAACAATCCCACTTTGTTGGAGCGTTTTAAAGTATTTCATTATATCCCTGCGGTCTTGATGGGTGACTTCTCTTAAGAAAGGAAAATCATATTGACCTTCAGATTGTTCCTTAACTATGTTACTTTTTTTTTTAACTGATGAATTTTTTATATATTCCAGTAAATCATTTTTTTTCATTCTGGGATTGATGGATTCTTTTTTAGATTTTTTACGCCCTTTCTTTTTTTTCTTAACTTTTTGAGGTAATCCATCATAATCTTGATCGGTCATTGTAGAAGCAAATTCATCTGCAATATCAGGTTCATTTGCATAAAGATAAGCTTGTTGTGCTTTAGAAACAAACTTTTCAGATATTAAACTTTTTATAATATCCTTTTTTTTTTACTTTCTCCTAAATCTTTTTTAATTTGGATGGTTCCTTCAAACCCAGCTTTTTCTGCATCAACGGCCTCTTTTTCATTACCCACATTCAATAATGCTTCATCTACCATTTCTTCCTCTTCTTCAAATTCCCAATCATCCATAACTGGTGATTGTGATGGTAACCATTTATAGATGTCATCACCATATAATTTATGTAATCTTTTAACTATAGCTGCAGGATTTTTTCTTAAATATCTAAGAACAGATGATGGGATTTCTTCACCATATTGACCAAATACACTTTCAATACCACCTTCTCTAGGGGATTGTTTATATTTTGCCTTACTATATGTATCTTTCATTTCCCAGTGTTCCATAACATTTTCCATAATACCTCTTCTTACAGCTCTTTTTATTTCTTTTCCAAATATTTTAACTTTCTTTTTCATTTTACGCATTTATTAATTCTTTATTATAGTTTAATACTATATCTTTTTCATATAGTTTATCATTTACTGATTTAATATCCTCCCCAAAAGAAAAGAATAATCTTTTTTCTGGATAATCATCA